GGTATCGGCAGTCTTGATGCTGGCTTAATTCGTATTGACTTAGGTCATACTATTGAAGGAGAAAACCTTCGTTTTGCCTACGCTAATGATTTACAGTACACACAGACTGCTGCCCATGTAACAACTAGCTGTGCCTTCTTTGGTGTAAGCAATACTCTAGCTTTTTGTACAGCATATAATACAACTAATGGTCACGTCTATCGTGAGAATCCAAGTCAGTTGCGTTCTACTGGGTACATCCAAACAGGTGCTATCCGTTACGGAACTCTAGAACCTAAGAACTATAAGTTCCTTCGTGGTCGTGGCGATGTCACTTATGGTGCTATTGATATCCAAACTGTAGATTCTTCTGGAAATACTTATACAGTCATCTCCTATAATGCCTCTGTAGGCACTCCTGAGGCTGCTACGGGCAGTCCTGTAGGCCCACAAGAGTTTATCTCCTACAAGTTTACGCTCTCACGTAGCGCAAGCAATACCAGCCTGGGTCCTATATTCAAGGGCTACCAATCTAAAGCTCTTCCAGCAACGAAGCGCCAACGCTTGATTCAGTTCCCTGTGTGGTGCTACGACGTGGAAACCGATCGTTACAACGTGCTAGCTGGGTATGAAGGCCGTGCGTGGGAGCGTATTCAACTACTAGAAGATATCGAAGCTGCTGGCGACATTATCAACGTACAGGACTTCACTACAGGAGAGCGAGTACAAGCCTTGATTGAACGTATTAACTTTACCCGTGTGACACCTCCATCAAAGCGTTTTGACGGGTTTGGAGGATTGCTCAGCATCACAGTTAGAACGGTCTTATAGTGAGCGCCGTTGACTGGGCTGCGCTGGTCGTAGCAATAATCTCAATCGCAGCATCCTTTGCCGGAATCGTGCGCTGGCTTGTTAAGCATTACCTAGCTGAACTCAAGCCTAATGGTGGCTCAAGTCTTAAAGACAAAGTAAACAGCTTAGAAGAGAAAGTTGACTTCCTGACTGATCTGGTCAAGGAGGTCTTAAAGAAATGAGGGACAATGAAACCGAAAGTAGTAAAGTCAGCAAGCCCTGCAGCTATTGCTGTTCTGAGACAAGCGACAGCATTGTGGCCGAAGCGAAAGAAACTGTCAGACGGACTTTTGCCATCGCAAGCCCACCTACGTATGAGCCCCAATTCGGACCACAATACTGGGCTGGCCGTAGATCTAACCAATGACCCTGAAAATGGGGTAGACTGTGCTGTTATTTTTGAAAAACTTAAAGAAGATAAACGAGTTAAGTATCTTATTTTCAAAGGTAAGATTTGGTCAAGGGATAAAGCTAAGTCTGGTAATCGTCCTTATACTGGCAGCAACCCTCACAATAAGCATCTTCATGTTTCTATCAACCCTGATATGGCTAATGACACTAGCCCTTGGTTCTGGTGGATGAATCAACCTAAAGTTCTTAATCAAGTCAAAGCAGCGTTACAGCCACAGGCTACTAAGAAGATCCCACTTCCTGTTAAACCTGAGGTTTGTACATGTTGCAAACTCCACAACCCGAAAGGAAAATAATGGAACAACTCAAGCAAGCATCGCTCTCCTGGTTCCGTGCTGCAGCTTCTGCTGCTATCGCTCTCTACCTTGCAGGCGAGACTGATTTCAAGACCCTTGGAGCAGCTGCCCTTGCTGGCTTCCTCGGTCCAGTATTGAAGTGGTTGGATCCTTCCGCCACTGAGTTTGGAAAGAACGCACGCTAGCCCACAGGATGCCCCTTAAAGGGGTGTTTTAAGGCGAGTTGCGGCACTTTTAGCCATCAGGGGTAGATAACTATACCCCCAGGCATTGAAAACCCCCCAAGTCGGGGTCAACTTACATAGGTTGACTCTGATTCTGGGGGGTCTTTTTTGCATTTGCGGACCCTGAATCTTGTGTTATCTTTCACCTGCGGGAAACCGTGGGGCAGAAACTTCAGATGAAGGGGCGACGGCATAAGCCTGAACCAACCAGCCTCCCTGACTCACCATAAAAATTTATGGGGGGAGGGGGGGCATTTCTTAGAATCTGGGGCTCGGGCATATTGGGAAGGAGGCACGTAGTGCCGACGTATGATTATGAATGTCGCTCGTGTGGCGATAACCAAGAGATTAATCTTCCGATAGATTACAAAGAGGAGATACGATGCGGTCATTGTGGCAACGTTTTATTCAAAATATTTTCGGCAAATCCGATCCACTTCAAGGGGAGTGGCTGGGCTGGGAAGAGTGCGACATAGATTGTGATTCAGATTGCGAACTCTGTGATGACTGTGATATGTTTGAGGAATGAGCAAATTACCTAAACATATCTCCTATTCCTCCTTCAATACTTGGCAGGAATGTGGATGGAAATACTACCTAACAAAAGTAGAGCAGGTTCCTGAGAAGCACGCTGTGTGGTTCACAGGTGGTACTGCTGTACATACTGCTACCGAACGCTATGACAAGACCGATTTCGGTAACACCAACAACATAGATGAACTATGGAATGAAGTTTGGCATAACCAAATCAAAGAAGACGAAGCACTCCATGGTGACATGAATACCTGGGAGTACCGCGGTAGAGAAGATATCTCTTGGTGGTATGGTGAAGGTATGTGGATGCTTGACCGTTGGGTTGACTTTATGCACCCATCTAAGGGCTGGTCTGTATACGAAGATTTTATCGAGAAAGAGTACGAGATACCTGTTGGCGAGACTACTGTCAAGCTTGCCATAGATCGCGTGCTCACTGATTTCGACGGGAATCGTGTGCTCGTCGACATCAAGACTGGTGCGTCATCTCAGAGGCATCCATTGCAACTTGCTGTCTATGCATGGGCTCTAGACAAGCAAGGTGTTTCTGTCGACAAGGCAGGTTTTTGGGATGCACGCACTGGTCACATATCATTGTGGAACATAGAACACCTCAGTCCTGAACGCATTGAGGAGATGTTCCTTGGTTTTGACAAGGCTAGGAAGTCTGACATATTCTTGCCTAACCTGAATAGTTGTGGCAGATGTGGACTAATCTCTCACTGTAAATGGCTTAATGGTAACCAAACAAGAAAGGACGGCAAATGACCGTATCGAAATATCAGGTAAGTAGCAAACTTCCTGATGGTCGCATCTTCGTCATAGGCGGAGATAACTATGCTGAGTTCAAGGCTAACCTTGATTCAGCACTCGGTAGCGTGGATGCAGAAGGACTGCTCACCACAATGGCTACCTCGCTGGTTGGTGCTCCTACAAGCATCGCACAAGCAGTAGCAAACCTAGCACCACTAGGTGTAACTCCTGCTCCTACTCAAACCTTCACACCATCTACTGCACCTGTTGGTAGAGCGTGTAAGCATGGCCCAATGCAGGCCCGTACTGGAACAGGTGCTAAGGGACCTTGGAAGGCATACATGTGTCCTTCCCCTAAGGGAACACCTGATCAATGCGACCCACAATGGATTCGCAGAAACGACCCTGAATGGAGTTCGTTCTAAACTATGAGAACACTTGCTCGTGCTGTTGGTAGCAAAGATATTGGCGGTGAGCCGTTACCTACGGTTTTCCGTACCTTTGATACTAACAAGGTAGTCATACGCCGAGCAGAAGTCTCCATGATTGCTGGCACTCCTGGTGTTGGTAAATCAACTCTTGCACTAGCGATAGCGTTGAGATCAAAAGTCCCAACGCTATACGTTAGCGCGGATACTAATGCTCACACAATGGCTATGCGTTTGCTGTCGATGATTACTGGACGTAATCAGACTGAAGCAGAACAGATGCTCATTGAAGATGTCGATAACTCACGAAAGATTATCAACGAACAATCAGGACATATCTTTTGGTCCTTTGATTCAGCCCCTACTTTGGCTGATTTAGATAACGAAGTATTGGCATTCGAGGAGTTATGGGGATGCTCTCCTACACTCATCGTTGTCGATAACTTGATGGATGTTGCCAACGATTCAGGAGAAGAGTTTGCTGGCATGCGTTCTACTATCAAGGAACTCAAATATCTAGCCCGTGACACCAATGCTGCGGTGCTAGTGCTACACCACACGAAAGAGTCTTATCCTGGAAATCCGTGCCAGCCACGCTCTGCTCTGCAGGGAATGGTTGCTCAGCTTCCAGCTTTGATTCTGACTGTGGGTTCAAACGCTCCAGGATTCTTGGCCGTAGCGCCTGTAAAGAACCGCTATGGAAAGGCTAATGCATCAGGGGAAGATGCCTTTTGGCTCCAATTTAACCCTGAAGTTATGAACGTATCGGACGTAGAGAGAGTATAGGGAGTGCGCTGGTGACAACAATAGTCGGAATACAAGGCAAAGACTTTATGGTCATGGCAGCCGATTCACAAATAACCGAAGAGAACCAGCGCATTATCTCTCCTAAGACACCCAAGATCATACGACTTGGTAAATATATTTTAGGTATCTCAGGCGATGCCCGCCCTGGAGATATCCTTACATACAACTGGAACCCACCTGTCTACAAGCAGGGCGATGAGATACAGTTCATGGGCAAAAATATTATTCCCTCTATGCTTGAAGCCTTTAAGGTGAATGGCTTTGACTTAGAAGCGGAAGATAAGAAAGAAATATCATTCCAATACCTGTTGGGATTCAATGGTAAATTGTTCTCAGTAGGTGATGATATGTCATTCTTATGTACAGAATCAGGTTATTATGCTGCTGGTTCTGGTGGCTCGTTCGCTCTTGGGTATCTCCACTCGGTGGATACCAAGAAGATCAAGTCAGTTCAAGCCGCTACTTTGATAGCGAAGAAAGCCCTTGCTATCTCCTGTAAGCTTGACATCAACACTTGTCCGCCGATACAGATAGTTACGCAGACCAAGTGAAAGACATAACCGAGTTACGTCCTGACTACACTCGGGCGATGGATATCCGTGGTAAACCAACCACGGTATGTGTGTGTGGAAGTTTCTTATGGAACCTGAAAGTAACGTTCGATGAGGATGGTACTATAGGGATGTATTTCTTAGATATGGAGTGTGCTGACTGTGGAACACAGGCAACCGCTCCAACGGAGGAAACATGAAACTAACAACAGTATCAATGCTATCCGCGATTGCAGTTTTTGTGGCTACCTTGCCCCACGGTGTGGGTGCGTGGTTAGTGAAGTCGACACACCTAGGGGTTGGTTGCGTGGAACTATTCGCAATCAAACCGATCGACAAGAAAACTCAAGCGAAGATGTTCGCCCGTCACAGG